GAAAGCAACTGCTTTATAACGCAGTGCTTTTTTGCTATGAAGGGATTACAAGCCCACTGCCGGAATTTAAGGTTCAATCTATTATCCATTTTGATGGCCAGGACCATGTTGTGACAAAGGTGATACCAATCTACGAAGCCTATAAACAAGCAATATANTCCTATGAGCTGGAAGTGGTTTAATGAGAGTAGAAGTAAATTTAGCTGGGGTAAAAGCGAAGATGAACCAAAGCAGTATACAGCGTGGCAGGTATACCCTGGCCAACCAGGCGCTGGCAGATATGAACCAGTTCGTACCGATGGATGAAGGGATATTAAGAATGTCTGCAAGCATCGACATAGATGGATCCGCTATAAACTACAATACGCCCTATGCAGCGAGAATGTTTTATTATAAGATGCACAATTACACCACTCCAGGCACAGGACCTAGATGGGACAACAAAGCCAAAAGCATACACATGAAAGACTGGGAAAAAGCTTTTCTGAAAGGGGCTGATTGGTAGTGGATTTTATAGAGAGATTAGCAGAAAAAGTAAACGAAATACCAGGGCTGCCTATACAATGCAGAATTGGCTATCTTGGAACAGATGAGTCCTTTGCAGTCTACCCATTACCTGGCTCCAAGGTTATAACAGAGTATATGGACGGAACTACAGACCAGCAACTTAACTTTGAATTCGCCATGAAGTCCAAATCACAAAAAAAGATACATGATACTCTATGGCTGGTACAGAACAAACTAGAAAGACTCGATGAACTAGAAAGCAAGGACAGTAGTTTTGAGTTTGAAGAATTAATCATTACCAACAAACCATTCATCAACCAGATAGATGATCAAGGATGGTTTGTTTTTTTATTAGACATACAGGCTAAAATAACAGTTTTTAAAGGAGAGTGAATAAGTTGGCAAGAAACAAAAACGCATTAAGAGGGCACTTTATACAGGCTTATGATCCAGAGCAGGATGAGCCAAGCTCTACATGGTTGGAACTAGCTAAGTACATCACCGCCATCAATGATGATACACAAGAAGAGACAGAGGATAACGCATTTTACGATGGCGATGGGACACCAGAGACCACTGTTGTATCAGTAGCAGGGGCCTATACGGTAGAAGGACATTATGACCCTGAGGACCCCGCTCAAGCACTAATAGCTGGGCTCAAGTACAAGACTGGTGATGAAAGAAAGATATGGCATAAAGTCGTATCATCTGATGGAAATACTGAATGGGTAGGACGAGCCACTGTAACTGCTATTGTAGCAGGAGCGGGTGAAGCCAGCTCTTATGAAGAATTCAGCTGCAATATTCGTTTTGACGGAATACCCGAAGAAACCGATGTAACACCAGCAGGCTAAGAGGGGGAAACCCCTCTTTTTTTTAAGATTAAGGAGGGATAGCTTTGAAAGAACTAAGATTTGAGGTAAAAAGAACAGGTTTTCCAGTAAAAATAGGCGACATAGAGCTATTTTTTGATTGTTCAATGGAGAATTTACGTAGATTTTTTGACGCAGAAGAAATAGCGCACAAAAAGCTTGAGGAGGTACAAGAAAAAGCGAAACATATACATTTCCCAGATGATGAAATAGATAAGACAAGCAAAAATACAGCCGATGAGGCACTGGACCTACACAAGGAATGGATAGCTATACAGTATGACATCATTTTTGGTGAAGGGACCTTTAAAAAGATATATAAGAAGTACCCTGACATAGCATCCTTGGAGGCTCTATTGGATCCAATTGGCGAAGGCGTCGCAGATAATATTTATGCCTATATTGATACATTTGAAAAAGAACGAGCTAAAGAGGTAGAAAATATACGAAAGCAGTACCTAAATAAAAAAATAGACAAAAAGTAGGTGGTTAGATGCGGTTGAACGACCCATTAATCACTTCTTTTGATTTTGAGGGTAAAAAATATAGTATCGATTTAGCTTTCGACAATGTACTTGATGTATTCGATGTTCTAAAAGACGACAGCTTGCTAGACTATGAAAAAATCGAGATTTGCCTGGAATTGCTTATAGGTAAAAAAATTAATGGGTTTGAAGCAATTAAGCTATGGAGCTATGTGTTTGAAGAGTTTATCGTGTTTAAGCGCAAGCCCAAGGTCATCTATGATCTAAAAGGGAACCCCATACCAATCAAGGAGACTGAGGAAGAGGAGGAAGTGCTTGACCTAGATCAGGACGCAGAATATATATATGCATCGTTCGTGCAGGCGTATGGTATAGACCTGATAGAGCAGCAGGGAAAACTTCACTGGCACAGTTTCAAGGCCTTATTAAATGGCCTACCAAGCGACACCATTATGCAAAGAGTCATCGAGATAAGGATGTGGAAACCTCAAAAAGGAGACACCGTAGAATACAAAGAGACGATGAAAAACCTACAGGCAGAATATGCCCTAGAAAGAAAACCAGAAGCGCCTTAACCAGGGAGCTTCTTAATAAAAGGCAGGTGAGACCGCATGTCTGCAGATGGAAAAATTAAGATAGCCATAGAGGTAGACGGAAAGCAAATAAGCACTGCATCGAAAGANNTAACAGGGCTAGAATCATCTGGCCAGAAGGCTGGCAGTGGAGCGAAAAAAGCAGAGGATGGAGTAAAAAAAGTAGGCGAAGAATCAACNAAGGCAGGTAATAAGGTAAAGAAGTTTGTAGCTGCCCTAGGGTTAATTTCTGTCGGNGTAGCAGCTGTAAAAGCTCTAAGAAGCGCTATGGATGCGGCTATTAAGAGGTTTGACACATTAAACAAATATCCAAAGGTCTTGCGTGCGCTTGGGGTGGATGCAGAGGAGTCAGAACGCTCGATTCAACGCTTATCTGATGGCATTGAAGGACTGCCCACCTTACTAAATGATATAGCGTCTACAGCGCAGAGGATGTATACATCTTTTAATGATATTGACAAAGCAACCGATACAGCCATAGCTCTTAATAATGCCCTATTAGGTTCAGGTGCGAGCGCAGCAGATGCACAAAGAGGTACAGAGCAGTATCTACAAGTGCTACAACGTGGGAAAATGGAGATGGAAGAGTGGAAGACCCTCCAAGAGACCATGGATGTAGGACTGGTTAAAATAGCTGAAAGCTTTGGCTTTGCCGGTGCAAGTGCTAAACAGGACCTATATAAGGCCTTGCAAGATGGAAAAATCACGATGAAGGAGTTTAACGATAGGCTTATTGAAATCGGGACCAGTACAGGCGTGATGGCAGAGCTGGCCAAAGAAAATAGTCTTGGTATGGCCACATCTATAAGCAACCTTAAGGTAGCAGCATCTAGAGGGCTAGCCGATATCCTCAAGGCCGTCAATGAGCTTTCTAAAGAGGTCACAGGCAAGGAAATATCACAGCACATAGATGGACTAAAGAAAATAGTTAATGCAGCCTTTAAGGCCATTGCTACTGCTATACAGTCTACGGCGCCATTTTTAAAGGCTTTTATTAATGGACTTAAAGCTGTGCTTCCAGTGGTTAAAGCCCTTACCCCGGCGATAGCAGGGCTAGTAGCGGCCTATGGAGCCTATACTGTCATAGACAAGGTAAGGAACGCTATAGAAAAATCAAACGCGGTGCTAAAGACAGCTCAGGCTTCAACACAAGCCCTGACTCTACTCACAAAGGCCAAAACTGCAGCACAAATAGCAGAAACTTCCGCAACCAAGGCGGAAACAGTAGCAGAGGCAGCAAAAACAGGGGCTGTTAGTCTTAGTACCCTAGCCATAGGCGTAATGACAGGGACTATATCAGCATCTACAGCAGTAAAGGTAGTGGCAACAGCAGTAACATATGCATTTAGTGCGGCTATCAAAGCCCTGTTAGGGCCTATAGGCTTAATTATTGCGATTATTGGTGTACTAGTCGCAGGAATCACCGCTCTTATAAAGTGGATGAAAAAAGAAAATGAAGAGACTAAAAGGCTGAATGAAGCCACAGAGGCCCTGAGTGAGACCACAAACGAGCTCACTGAATCTGTAGAAAACAACGCTAGTGCATATGAGAAGAGTCAGCAAGACATAAAATCATCAGCACAGGCAAATGAGGACCTTGCCAGAAAGATAGAAGAGTTATCTAGAATAGAGCATAAGTCAGCATCTGAGAAAGCTCTATTGAAATCATATATAGATGAGTTGAATGGATCCGTGGAAGGCCTAAACTTATCCTACGTAGAAGAAGCGGACTCCTTGAATATGTCTGCAGAGCAAATGAAGGCCAGAATAGCCCTTATGAAGGAGCAAGAAACAGCACAAGGAGC